AGAACCACAGCCTGCTGCCCTGGTTGCTGTTGTACTAGCAAAAACAGCTAACCATGATGCCTATACCAAAGCCCTTGAAAAAGGGGGTTTTGATGTTGATCACGTAACAGAAGGGGAAGAAGGAACCATTACCCTGATGTTTACCAAGTCTGATGAAATGGAAGATGCAGTTGCATTGAAAATCTCAGATGAGGTTGCACTAATTATTGTCGGTGTTGAGAAGGGCTTGCTTGCCTTCCCCGATAGCAATTCCTTTATCGAAAATATAACCAAAGCAGGATTTGCGCCTTCGTATCGGATTGCGAATGAAATCCTGACTGAGACCGTTGGCAATATTATCTTCTCTGAAGGTGACGCTGAAGAAACCAAGACAGCGGTTTCAAAAGCAATTTCGGATTTCGGTGGGTACATCGAAGCAATCCTTTCTACCATCCCTGTTCAGGCTTTCAAAGCTGAAGAAATTGTAGTGGAAGTTGAAAAGGGTTTGCTGAATGCGCCTAACAAGCCAAAGAAAGCTGCCAAGAAAAAGCCTGCCAAGGAAACCAAGGATGAAGATGAGCAGGAAGATGCTGTAGCCGAAGATGGTGCGGATGAATCAGGTGATGAGTCTGGTGATGATGAATCAGGTTCGGATGATACGGATGACTCTGAAGAAGAAGGGGCAGAAGACAGTTCAGAAGAAGTATCGAAAGACCCAGATGGGGAAGATGATGCTTCCTCAGATGAAATCCAAGGTAAGGGTTCGGATGATGCTATTGCAGCAATGACCAAATCTTTAACTGGTATCGTTGAAGGTCTTGCGGAACTTAAAACTTCCCAGACTGAAGCGATGAAAGACCTTTCTGATCGGATGACTGATCTGGAAGCCAAGGTAAAAAAGACTGATGAAGCCCTAGCGGGTACTGTCAATTCTGAGGAAGCCGAGGATACTTCTGCGGCTGAACCGAAGAAAGTCGAAGCTGTAAAGTGGGATAACTTGTTGGACTTCGGTGACGTAGAGATTTCCTAAGTCTTTGAATTGTAACTTTTGTAAATTGGAGTATTAAATATGTCTTCTAATAGTAAGATTATCCAAAAAGCGGATATGACTCTGGCAGACTTGGCTTCTGGTGGTCTGTTAAATCCAGAACAAGCCGCTGCATTTATCCGAAAGCTCAGAATTACACCTACCATCCTTAACCAGATGCGTACTGTGGTAATGAGTTCCCCGCAACGTAACATTGACAAGATCGGTTTTGGTGATCGAATCCTGATGCCTGCAATTTCCGGTGTCGCTTTGGATGAAGATACATCCCCAACCAATCGGCGTAGTAAAGCAACCACTGAGCAAGTTCAATTGACTACCAAGGAAGTCATTGCTGAAGTTCGGTTGCCCTACGATGTTATCGAAGACAACATTGAACAGGGTGGTGCAAGCATTAACGCAGACCCAACTGTAACGGGTTCAGGTGTTGTTCAAGGTGATTTCAAAGACACCATCATGGAACTAATGGCAGAACGTGTTGCCATTGACCTAGAAGAATTAGCGATTCTGGGTGACACTGGTTCTGGTGATGCGTACCTTGCCCTGTTGGATGGGTTCCTTGTGGCTGCTACTTCGAACATAGTAGACCAGGGTGCTGCTGTTATTTCCCGTACCATGTTCAAGAACGGTATCAAAACCCTTCCTGATCAGTACAAAAATCAACTTGCACAGTTGAAGAACTTCGTAAGCATGGACAACTACACTGAGTATCAGGACACTCGTGCGAATCGGGAAACCAATGGTGGTGATACCGTCAACGAACAGGTAACACCTATCCTTTGGGCTTTGGGAACAAAGGTTGAAGGTGCTGCTGTTATGCCTGCCGTGAATGGACTCTTCACCAATCCGAATAACATGATCTGGGGTATTCAGCGTCAAATGTCTGTAGAAGTTGACAAGATTATCACTGAGCGCGTTTTCGTTATTGTCATGACCCTGCGAATCGACTTCAAGTTTGAAGAAGAAGAAGCAGTAGTCAAGTACATTAACATCGGCTAATCTGAGTTGAAATGGGGGGATTAATTTCCCCCTGATTCAATCCTTCAACTTAAGAGGATACAGTTATGGAAATGGGAAGATGCCAAGGCATACGCCGCACGGTTAATGCTGCTGATGTTACTGCGGGTTCAATTGCTGTCCAAGCTCAAGACCTTGCCCCTACGGGGGCTACTGCTGTGGTGAGAACTGCTGCGGGTGGTCTGAAAGCCTGGGATGGTCTGTTACTTGTAGTAGCGAACACAGTCACGCTTGACAACTCTGGTGCAGTCGATTGGGCTGACACTGACACGATTGATATAGTAATTCTTTCAGGTTAGTTGTAGCATAAGGATAGACCCTGGAATATGGGTCTTCCTTTTTTGAATGCTGAGACTGAGAGGTTACACAATGTTAGTTCGTTTAACTTTCGTAAAACGATTTTTAAAAGATAATTTTCTATATCTTAAGAAGCGTATCTACAACGTAGAAGAAGCAATGGGTTTGCGTCTTTGTGGCTTGATGGACAAAGATTTACCTATGTTCTCTATTGTTGACCCCGCAAGTGTGGGAGATTCCCCCGTGATCAATCTTCAAATTGACGATGAGGTAGAAGAAATTCCTGTAGTTCAGCACACTGTTGTAGCGGTTGGTTCTGCAAAGAAAGCCAAAACCGTTACAGAAAAATCTGCTGCGAAACCCAAAGCCAAGGCAAAAGCAAAATTAAAAAAGCCCACTGCCAAAGCTGCTAGTGAGAAATCAAGTAACGTAGTAGAGGTTTAATTTATGACTTTCCCCCTTGCATCAGTAGATGATTTAATTACTAGGATTAATGCTATCGATGCAGAGGGGTTAAGACCTTTGCTATATGAATCGTTAAAATCTGCATCTATTCAACTCCGTGAGATTTTACGGTTGGGTGAACTTGATGCGGGGGTTCAAGTTGTTGAGGATTTTCTGATTGACAGAGATACAGCAGTGCGGGGTGAAAGGTATTTAAAATTTCGTACCCACAATGCTTTCATCGATGAAACCACTAATCCTGTTGTCATGTTATTTGGAATCACGGAAGACGATCTAGACAATGCCACACCGATAGACCCAAAATTTCTGAAGATCAATTTAGAGGAAGGAACCATAAAATTTGATGTCACTGGTTTCAATAGTGATCTGATTACCATCAGTAGAAGGATTCCCGATTTCTTTTTTGAGTACCTTTTCAGAATTACCTACGATCATGGATTGACTACCAGGGGTACATCAGATGGAAAGATTTACAGAAATCCCCCTGACTGGCTGAAGGAAGCAGGGTTGATTAAAGGCAGGGAAATATACCAATTAACTAATCCTTCAAAGGATATTCCTGCGGATGCGTTCTCTGGTAATCTGGCTTATCTCGTAGATAACAATCTTCGGATTGCCCCACTGCATCTAGACCCTATAGACCAGTAATGACAGATGTTGTTCTCTTCGCGGAAGGATTTAAAAATATAGCGAAACAACTTAACGCTTTGGATTTGGCAACCAACACGGAAGATATTTTAGATACTGCGGGAGCCTTCATCCTTAACCAAATTAAAACCAGATTCTTAAGACAGGAAGCCACTGATGGAAGTACATGGGAAGTTTCCCAGGCTGCTAAAGATAGGCAAGGTGGGGGCATTGGTGGTGGAACTTTGTTTGCTTCGGGTGATTTATTTAACAGTATAGAATTAAGCAGGGGAGGGCCAGGAGTTCGAATCATAAGCACTGCTATTCCTTATGCCGCACAACATCAATTTGGTCTTGAGGTTGATGGGTTTAAATTTCCGAAGCGGGAATTTCTGGGAATAAATGCTGATGATGAACAAGGGGTTAAAAACATAATTGAAGATCGTATTAGAAATTCCCTAAGAAGATTTTGAAATGACTAACACAGCAATAGATGTTATTACTGCCCTAAAGGAAGACATTGAACTTCAGGTAAATACTGTACCTGAGTTACTAAATAAATCTATTTATGTGTATGACCCTGCCCAATTAAGTGCAGCACATACAAGAATTTCTTTGCCTTGTATCATTTTTCATTATTCAGGAATGAGGCAAGTTGGCAAAAAACATGATGTTGTTTTTGATGTTTATTTGATAGCAAAAGCAGAATCATTAAACCAAATTGCAGGGTCTAAGGTTGTACCTACGGCAACGGAAATTCTTCAAAAATTAAGAAAAGCAATGGCTTGTAATACCAGTGCTACAACAAGAGTTTGGAACCTTGAATCTGAGTTACCTAGTTTTGGGGTAGATGATAAGCTGATATACAGGCAGAGATGGGTAACAGCGTATCAAATAATACTTTGAATTAAGGTTAGGTAGTTGTAGTCTCAAGATTACTATTGAGGTTTTTTTATGGCTCGTAGAAAAAAGCTGAAAGTTAAGGACTCCGACAATGATATTGATGTGGTTGAAGAAGTTGATACTTCGATTGATCAACCTGAAGACATTGGTACTGTTGTAGTTGCGGCACATGTTCATAAGGGTGTCTTGTATAAATCTGGTGATGTCATTGCATTTGATGACCATGCTTCGGCACGGAAATTAAGGGCGCGGGGCATTATTTCTTAAATATAGAGGTTTGATAAATGACTAATTCATGCGTAATAAATCAATATTTCTCTGGTCAAGGCTCTGTACTGGTTGCAACGAAAGACCCTGTTACGGGAGAACCAGAAGGTTTTCGCCCTGTAGGTAACGTGTCTGCCCTTACAATTGGTGTAGAGACAACCGTATTCCAACACAAAGAATCATGTACTGGTGTGCGGGGAATTGATAAGGAAATCGTGCAGGAAACTATTGTTACCATTGCAATGACAATGGAATCCATTGACAATGAAAATCTTGCCCTTGCCCTTTACGGCACAACCGCTGAAGTTACGGGTGCTACCGTTTCTGATGAACTGGTTACGGCTCATCATGATCTGTGGGTGAAACTGGACAACATCAAAGTGTCTGCGGTTATTGTCGGTGACGATGCCACACCAACCATTACTTATGTTCTTGACACTGACTATGAACTGAATCCCGAAACAGGTTCAATCAGAGTCTTGAGCACTGGCGCAATTACTGATCTTCAAGTTGTCTTTGTCGATTACACTTTTGCAACTTACGATCAAATCGAAGCAATCACTTCTTCTATCGCGCCTGAGCGTTGGATTCGCTTTGAAGGTCTGAATACTGCTGATGGTGAAAACCCTGTTGTCATCGATATTTACAAGGGTTCAATTCAACCCCTGGCAGAACTGGCATTGATCAATGAAGAACTTGCTGAAATGGTTGTTGAAGCAAATGCCCTGACTGACCCCACTAGATTAACTGGAAGTTCGTATTTCACTATCAGGCAGATTACAACTAACTAAGTTTGATCTTAGTATCAAATAATCCTGGGGGGTTGAAATTCCCCCCTTGTTTTAAATCACAACGAGATGAGACCATGTTAAAAGATATTGTTATACAGACTAAAAAAATTAGTCTGTCGGGGGGGCAATCGTTTGAAGTACAGGGTTTGACCCTGACAAATTTGGGAAAACTGGTAGAAGAGTATAAAGAACCATTAGAAGCATTGATGGATGCCAAGTTAGACCTAACCCAAATTGCCGACAAGTACCCTGAATTTATGGCTAAGGTTGTTGCCCTTTCTGCAAATGAACCTGATGAATGGGAAAAAATATCTTCCCTTCCTTTTCCTACCCAACTACTTGCTTTTGAAGCATGTTGGGACTTAACAATACCGGATTATGATGCGCTAAAAAAGCTGATCGAAAGGATACAAGGACTTATCCCGAAATTACAGGGAAAGAAGGTCTTAGAGTAAAAACCAAGAAGCAGAAGGAAGCTGAAGATGCTGAAAGGATAACAATAAATTGGAAAGATCATTACGCACAAGTAGGGGAATACCTACTTTCTCACGGTCACATTAACGCATTAAGTTATACCCTACGACAAGCAGTTACCTTTTTTTATTTAGCCAATAAAAGAATGCGTGGGGAATATAAAGATCAAATGGGAATGGCGAGGATTGCTTATCATGCCGATAACAAGCAGTACAAAAAAGCGTTAAAAGAATTAGGTTAAATCAATGGCTACTGAACTTTCGATTATTTTAAAAGCCCAGAATTTAGTTTCCAAAGAACTGAAAAAAGTTCAAAAGGATATGGCGAGACTAAATAAGGAGGTTCAAGCATTCCAGGGTGCAAAGCCTGGGTCTGGTGCAACATCTCTAGCCACTGGTTTTAATAAGGCTTCTTCTGCGGGAAGTGCGCTTACTAGGGTTTTGATTACCCTGGGAGGTATCACTTTATTTGTTGGCGCAATTAAACAGATTGCCGCATTCGAACAGGCAATGGCTAATGTTCGTGCTGTTACCAAGGGCATTACAGATGTAGAATTTAAAAACTTACAGGAAGAAGCCCGAAGGTTGGGGGCAACAACTGTATTTAGTGCGACTGAAGCAGCGGGTGGTTTGGAGTTCTTAGCCCGTGCGGGTTTCAATGCTAACGAACAATTAGCTGCCCTTGAAGGTACATTGAATCTTGCGGCTGCGGGTGGTCTTGGTTTAGCTGAAGCTGCTGACATTGCTTCAAATGTACTTTCTGGATTTAATTTAGACACTTCTGAAGCAGGCAGGGTTGCAGATGTTCTAGCGGCTGCTGCTGCAAACTCCAATACCAGTGTTTTACAATTGGGTCAAGCCCTGCAATTTGTTGCCCCTGTTGCTGCGGCTTTCGGTGTGACCCTTGAAGACACTTCTGCTGCCCTTGGTATTCTGGGTAATGCGGGTTTGCAAGCATCTACTGCGGGTACTGGATTAAGAAGAGTTCTAGCAGTGTTGGGAACACGTAGCGACAAGACTAGTAAGCTGCTTGCAAAATTGGGATTGACATTTGATGATGTTAATCCTGCTACCAATTCCCTTGCTGAGATTATTGATAAGCTTTCAAATACTACTTTAACTGCGGGGGATGCACTATCGGTATTTGGACAAAGGGGCGCACCCGCAATCCTGGCTATTGTATCTCAGAATGAAGACCTGCAAGAATTAAATGAAATCCTATTAGCTTCTCAAGCAGCGTTTGATGGTGCAGGTGAAGCAGCGGGACAAGCCGCGATACGATCTAATACGTTGCAAGGAGAAATAAAAGGTCTTACTTCAGCATTTACAGAACTGTTATTGCAAGCAGGGGATAATGGATTTCTTGGGATTATGCGAAGAACCGTTGTAATTTTAACAGGGGTGATTCGAACCTTTGCAGGATTGCAAGACCCCCTTGATGAAGACGCTGTTTTATTCAGGCAAATAGCTGATGCCGTTGAATCCCTACGATTTGTTTTATTCGCTTTGATAGGACTTAAGGTAGCAGGATTTTTTGTCAGTTTAGTTTCTGGTTTGGGTACTGCGGTAGCTGCTGCTAGAACTGCGGCAATTGGTCTTACTGGATTAGCCCGTGCATTTACTATTTTAAGAACAGTTGTTCTTGGGGCATTAGGCCCGTTAGGTTGGATTATTGGTTTTGGTTTAGCACTGCTTGCATTTGCCAAAACGGATGCAAAAGAAACTGTTGATGTTTTGCGTGAGATTGAACAAGCAGTGCGGGATGTTGAAGATGTTGTTGAAGGGTTTAGGTCTGTTGATATTGAAGTACGGACTATTCAAGCCCGACAAAATTTAGAAGAATTACAAGCAGCAGCAGAAAATGCTCAAGCGGCAATTGATGAGGC